TGCTCCGTTACAACGATCTCCTGTATCTCCGATGCGGGAAGGTCTGCTGTTCCATTGAAGTTGATTTTGCTGGTAATTTCACGCCCCGGCGCAGAACACGCAGCATGAAATGCGTCTGTTACAGTGTGCATGGCTCACCTCTCGATGAAGTTCATAGATAGCCCATTCCATTGATATGCACCATCAATAAGGCTATACATTGGAGCCGTTCTATCTCCAACATAAGCGGTCATTTTCCTTGTGGTTCCGGTCATGGCATCTGGATAACTTACATCGAAAAACACATCATCAACTGCTTGTAACAGCGTAGACATTGGAGCTGCTTTCATTGGTGGCCACGATAGAGTTAGCTTTCGCTTAATCCCTACCCGGTCACGGAACAAATCTCCGCTTTGGTTTCGCCCCGTTCCGTCTGCATCAACATCTTGTAGACCCCACGAATATTCGCTGGGGTCAGGCAGCGGGACATTCGTCCCGTCTGCCTTTGTGATGGTTAAAATTGCCATTTGACCTCCTTACATAACAAGAGGGCTTGCCCCAGTTGCACGGACAACGGCGTTGTTCTCCCTTACCACCGTATCAAACAATTTCTTTCCAGTTACACTATCGAGAACGATAGTGACGTGAATTTCGCTGGAACCGCCGGATTCCTCCCGGACAATTTTACGAATAAGGCCTTCCGGTGCTTCGATGTTGTTCCCGTGGGGCTGATCGCCAAGCACAGCAAGGAATTCATCATTTGCCGGGATAACTGCACCTTTTGCAAGATGCGGAAGCACATTCTCACTGATATAGGAAATGTTCACACCGATAGACTTCCCGCCAATGGCCGGTACCCACGAAGGAACATCAAAACTGATTTTATTCATCTGCTTAATGAGCCAGTTCAGCCCTCTGATGATGATATTGATTGCGCCGTTAAGCAGATCGATTATGGTGTTCCATACACCCTTGAAAATGTCCTTAATTCCTTCCCACGCCTTGTCAAAATCCATAGAGAAAACGCCGGAGATAAACTTGATTAGCCCGGAAAAAATCGTCTTAATTTCGTTGATTACATTCCCGACGGTTTGCTTGATGTTGTCAAAAACGGCGGTTACAATAGCCTTGATTCCGGTAATAAGCGGCTTCAACTTTCCGTTTGTTTTCTGGTCAATCCAATCCAACAATCCGTTAAACCAATCTCTTATACCGTCAATTACAGCACCAATCGCTTTCCCAAGACCGTTAAAGATTCCAGCGATTCCATTCGTAGCTCTTTCTATATCTCCAGTAAAAATTCCCGCAAAGAAATCAATAAATCCCTTTAGCGTTTCTTTGACTCCTTCGATAAGTTCCTGCCCGTGCCCGGTCGCCGTAGTAACGCTAAGCAGCAGCGATGCAATCATTCCGATAAGAAGCGGGATAAAGGAGCCGGTCAAAATGCCGATGCCTACGCCAGCCGCAAGAATTCCAGCAACAGCAAGCATTTGATTCTGGAAATTCCATCCATTTTTCTCCGCATCAATAAACGCAACGGCCAAAACAGCAAGCCCGGAAACAATGGCTGTAATTCCTCCAGCCACCGGCCCAAGAGCGACATACAGTCCTGTCACGGCAAGCGTCATGCCGAAAATCATCCCAGCCATGTTTTCTTGCGTTACACCGTTTACGATCGAATCTAAAATGTTCTGTACAAGCGTAAGCGCACCATAAATGCCCACAGCAAGTCCAATGGTTTTTTGCAAATTAAAACCAAATTTTTTCCCAATTCTCCATGCAGAAAGGCCAGCGCCGATAGCGAGAACCCACGGGAGTGCGTTTTTGAGCTTCTGCGTGACTTCATCAATCTGCTTGCTTACAGCATCGCCAAGGAAGTTATATTCCGGAAGCTCGAAGTCAAACCCGCCGCCGCTGGACGCACCGGCAGAACCCGATCCAGACGAAGTGTTGCCGTTCAGGATGTTCAGCTCATCGAAGCCCATGACAGACTTCTTGAGTGCCTTTGCTGCGCTGGTGGCATCATCAAGCCCGGAAGCGGCATCCTCTGCGCCGCTGGCCAGATTTCCAACGCCAGAATAGTCAATCTCCGTGAGCTTGAAGTGAAACAGTTTTGCAATAGCATCCGCCAGCTCGCGTATAATACGAAGGACGGCGATTGCAATGGGCAATATCTTTTGAAGAATAGGAATAAAAATATTACCGATTGCTCTTGATGCCTGTGTTAACTGCGCTTGGAAGATGCGGAGTTGGTTTGCCGGGGCTTCCAGTGAACGGGCCATATCGCCTTGAGCCGTTGTGACCTGCGTCATAATGGCGTAGTATCGAAGCTCCGCCTTTTCCGCTTGCGTCATGGCAGAAACAGACTTTTCGATTCCCAGCGTCAAGGCGGTTTGTTCCAGTTTGGCTTGCGACAAGTCATAGCCCAATCTACGCAACGGCTCCAATTCGCCAGAAATACCAGATTGCAGCTTTTGCATAGCGTCCTCAACGGAGATGTTGAAGAACGAGGAAATGTCATAGCCAAGCTGGGTAAGGTTCTTACTCATCAAGTAGGCACGGTCGGAGACAGACCCGAAACCAGTCAATAAGGTATTGAACACGCCCTGATTTCGCATCCACTTGGCGGGGTCAATGCCCATCACTTCTCCGACGTTTTCAGCGTACTCTTGGGCTTCTTTTGCGTATTGCCCCATTGATGCGGTGAAAAGGTTTAGGTCCTCCTGATAATCATTTGATTCGGTGATAGCTTTTGACAGCTCAGAGCGGAGCATCCTGATTCCAACCAGTACTCCGGTTGTTTTCAACGACTGGAAAAAACCTCCAAGCTTACCAGACCTTGATGTTTTCTCAATGTTGTTCAGAGACTTGTTAAAGGAATCCACCTGTTTCGACGCTCCGCTGAGGCCGGACGCTCCGCCGGAGGTGGCCGTTTTCAGGGAAGAAAGTGCTTTTTCAAGACGTCCTAAAGACGCAACGGCACTATCGCTGTTCTCCTTGATTTGGAACTCAAGCCCTTGGATTTCAAGATTGTCCATGCTTTTCACCTCCCGGCTCGAACTTCTTATTGTTGGCAATCATAAACATTTCCATAACTGCCTTTGCACGGTTATCGTTTTTCTCCTCTTTCTCCGCTTTATCGGGTGATTTGTCATTCCCACCAACAGGATAGGGGGAATCTCGATACGGAATGGGCTTTGCGCCCTTCTTTGCGAACGCATGAAGAATAGGCGAAACATCCGCCAAGGCTTCATAGAAATACGCACCCTGTAACCATGCTTGCTGGTTATCCAAGGCCTGCTTGATTTTCGCTGCCTTGCGGTAGTACTTGACCAACTCGCAATCCATTTCCCAGAACTGCTCGTAGGTCATGCCTATTGCAAGGTAATAAGGGAAAACCTCATAGAACTTTTCCGTGTAAGCGTAGAGGGGGGTATTGCCCCCCTCTTTATCGGGCGGCGGTTCGCTTACCAGTCCACCGTCCAGCTGGCGTTTCCCTCGGCTTCGGGATCATCCATGAGCGCTACAATGGGTTCGCTATACATTTCCACCAGTTTGCCCAGCATATCTCCTTTGTTGGGCAGCTGGGCGTAAATCTTGTCGATAACATCACGCTTTACATAGCGGTGATGCGCCAAAAAAGCGCCAGCAAACAGGGCCGGCAGATAGGTCATGGGCTTGCGTTGCAATTCCTCGATCTCGAAGCCCTGCCGCTCCATCATTTCCACAGATTTTCTGGTGTATTCCAGCACATATTTCACATCGTTGTGCTCGATGTCCATTGTCTTTGCCATAATTCCTCCTTACTCGCTGTCGTCCAAAGTGATGACCGAGGTGGGTGCGATGGTGATATTCATCCCGACCACTTCATTTACGCCGCCGCCGGTGGGGTACACGGAAAGCTGGCCCTTGAAGGAAAACTTTCCGTCAGAGCCAGTGGGGGTAACAGCACCGCCGGTCTCCGTGCCGCCAAACCACACGGCATAATCCGCTTCTGTGCCCTCTTTTGCTTTCAGGGTCTTGTAATCGGCCAGGGTGTAGTTCGCCGTGAAACTCAGGCCGTCCATAGACTGAATACCGGCGATGTAGGTCTGCATCTTGTCAGACAGGGTGGTGGTTTCCAGCATTTCAGGATCACCGCCAAGGTCGGGGAACTCCTTGATGTCCACCAGCTTCGTCCATGTACCCCCGGTGGACGCTTTCTGCATCAGAAAGCATTTGTAAGTACTGATTGCCATAATTTACCTCCTAAAAAGTGTGTTTCCGTCCGTTTCAGCTCGGTATCGCGCTACTAAGCGATAAATGGACGCATCATCCATGTTCGGGACGGGTGTCATGGAAATGCGTGTGAAATTCATTGCATACAGCATTTTGTCGATTTCTGACAGGATGCTGCGGCATTCCGCTTTGCTTTCTCCGGCTTTGTTGGAGTAGACATTGACCTCATACATGACGGTCGCAAAACGCTCTGTGTCGGAGCTGTCCTGATTGATCGTGGTTGTATAATTGTCCTGTTCCACAATGCTTGCATACGGAAAGTCAGGAGGAGATTTTACATACGCCCCGGAAACAGCTATCCCCTTGAATTTCTTCCGTAGAGATTCTGCAATCGGGGTAAAAATCATCCGTTCTACATCAATCATCGGAACACCTCCTTTACGAGTGCGCCAAGCCGTAACTCCAATTCTTTTACGGCGTTATACATGGGCATATTTGCGGGGTTGCCGTGTGTAAGAACAAGCGTTCCCTTTGCTCTCTCTCCTGCAACTGTTCCGTTTGTTCCGGGGTCTCCGTAATAGCCCCATGTGGTTTGTTTTCCGTGTCCATTCCCATACGTGCCACGCACCATACCAAGATCACTTGCTTCCGGGTGGTTATCCGGGTAAGTTATTCCGGTGCCGAACTCAATAAATAAGACCGTGCCGCCAACGGCGACAACGGCCTTTATTTTCCCTCGATCTTCGACAGACACGGTCACATCGTTTGTGCCGTCATATGTGGCATCCGAAAAACCTGCGCTTGCCACCTCATAGCCCTCTTGTGCAAGACGTTCCAGCAGCAGCGTACAGCCAGTTTTCAGCCATTCTCGGTATTCCTGAACGGAATCGATCATCTGCTGCACACCGGTTGGAGAAAGGGTGGTAACAACCTTGTGCTTCACGATACATTCACCTTGCTTATGGCAATGGAAATGGAATTGAGCGACTTGGCCACTCGCTTTACGACGTAGTCATACAGAGGCTTTTCGCCGTCATACTCCGGCTCC